CAAAGAGGCAGTTTATCCCTATTACTAAACTGTCGACTTTTGGACGGCTCTTACTCTGGTTGTTCTCTAGCTATGACGACAAGGTCAAGTTCTTTCATATGATATCTTCTTTTCATACGATAGCAAAAAGATGTGGAACAGTCTTTTTGGTACAGTACTTAAGAGAATCTCATAGATTAACTATGAAGACCTTGGCGGGCCAACCGGAAAATTGTGTAACATTTCCGCGTGTGGCCACTAGAGCTGGCTTTCCACTAATTATACCGGGGACCTTTAGGAAACGAATGTTTCGTAAAGATATCCCAACGATACAACTAGTGTTAAGCACGTTAACCTTTTACCGAGTACTGAAGATTCCTCCTATCCTGAAATTGGACACCATTACTGGTGCCTTTACAGGGGTTAGTGAGGTGCTTCCCGAATGGGAGATTCGGGGAGCTCTTCGGTCTTTAGGCATGCTCGGGAGGTTCACTATTACTCCTGATGCACGCTTAATGCCCTCGGTTACCTCTTCACCAAATTCCAAAATCTCTATACTCGGGGCTCCCATTGACGCGTGAGCGTTCAAAGAGAACCCTGAGTTATTAGAGAATTTTAGAGTGGTTGCAAGTAAGACCGGCAACAAGCTTTACGACCTCTTAATACAGGAGATCGCTAACCTGCCGACGCTATGGGCTTCAATGAACGAAGCAGTTAAGACTAAGTTTGAGTCTAAACTGAGATTAGGTTCTCTATCCAAAAAGATAGAGGCTGCTGGTAAGGTTCGTATCTTCGCTATGACTGATGTATGGACGCAATCGTTATTACGTCCGCTACATGATTCATTGCTAAGATGCTTAAGCCGTTTACCACAAGACGGAACATTTGATCAACTAGCTCCCGTTCGTAGGTTGTACGAACAAGGGCATAGTGAGTTCTTTTGTTTCGACTTGTCTGCAGCTACAGACCGAATCCCTGTAAAACTACAAACGTTAATATTAAGTTGCTTAACCGAGGATCCTTCTTTTGCTCTCAATTGACAGCAATTGTTGGTCTCTCGGCCGTGGTTCCTTGATCAGGTGCCCTACTTTTACACGGTAGGGCAACCGATGGGAGCGTTATCATCTTGAGGGATGATGGCTCTTACCCATCACGTGATGGTCCAAATTGCGGCGAGAAGAGTGGGGCTAAATGGTTTCAACCATTACGCACTACTAGGTGATGACTTAGTCATCGCTAATCGAGCCGTTGCGGATGCATACTTAATAATAGCTCACGATTTAGGTGTGGAGATAAATCTCCATAAATCACTTATTTCGCTGAGTGGCGTTCTTGAATTTGCAAAGAGATTGTTTTGGGATGGTAAGGATTTGTCACCTTTACCTCCTAAATTAATCTCAATGTTACTTCGAGGTGTACGTTTTCTACCTTCTGTCGTTAGAGACATGGTATCGCGTGGGTTATCGACTCAAACTGTTGCATTACTTCGCAGAAAAGAACTTAAGATCCCC